TAATATGATAAGTGATACTACTTGGTAGTTGTAAATTGAATCTACTGGTTTTATTCAACTTACTAAAGTTATCATTAATATCTTTACTAAAAGCAGTGATCTCCATATTACACTTATATGATCTGGGATATTTCATCCTTCTAAATGCTCCATTAGAAGATGCTTGATTTACCCTCTTGTCTATATCACCACCAAAGGTACCATCACCTAATCTTGTAGGTGATATAAACTCCATCCAAGCATTGAATACATCATTAGTATAGTAGTCAGTCTGTGAGTAAAATGTAAGTATTACGTCTGGGAATCTTCTAAATGTAGCATAATTCTGTGACACACCTTGTCTCAACCCATCTACTTTACCTGATTGTATGTCTGAACCAGGTAAAACTGCCTCAGAGCAAAATAAAGCAAGATATGAACCTGGATTGAATGCACTACTGTTACCACCATTCTGATCATAGAAACCATGTTGGTTTATAAACCCCTTCAGTTCTTTTGTTGAATCATTATTAAAATTTATCATCACATCATAATTATTATTCAATGCAGGTGTTATATTACCAAAACTTGTCGTTGGATCTGTTAAATTTACTGTTGGTAGGTAAAATCTGCCTGATCTAAACGCATCTGCCCTCTGTGCCATCTAAATATATTATGATTACATACTATGTATGTCATATAAAGGTAAATTCAGACCAAAAAACCATAAAAAGTATATGGGTGACTTTAGAGAGGTTATCTATAGATCATCATGGGAATTGAAATTTATGCAGTATTGTGATACTAACAGGAGTATAGTGAAGTGGTCGTCTGAAGAAATAGTAATACCATACAGATCACCTGTTGATAATAGAATGCACAGATACTTTCCTGATTTCTATGTGAAATACAAAGATATAAAGGGCAACTATCAAGAAAAAGTGATAGAGATCAAACCTGCAAAACAAGTGAAAGAACCTAAAGTACAAAAAAGAAGAACTAAGAAGTATGTGACTGAAGTTTTTACCTATGCTACTAACAGAGCAAAGTGGGAAGCAGCAGAGGATTTTTGTAAGGATCGTAGGTGGAAGTTCCAAATACTAACGGAGAAAGAACTTGGAATATAAAAATGTATTTCCTACATCTGTTGTAGTAGGACAACCTATTATAGGAGAGGTATTATTATATCAATACTCTGCTAAGTACGCCCAATCACTTCCATATTACGATAAGAATCCGATGACTTACATTGTAGCAATGGAGAATAATGCTTTTTATGGTATAAACTTACACTATACCAAACCAGCAAACAGATCAGGAACTTTAGACTTTATAATGGGTGATAATGATTATACTAAGTTGCCAGGATTCAATAAATACCTAAGATCTTACGTAAAAGGCATGTTTTTACAACTAAAAGGTGAAGACTTAGATAAAGCACTAGGAATGCGTCTAGAACAATTTGTACAGGATCTTGGTAGTGTGGAGATATCTCTAACAAATACAGCGATGAGGAGAGTGTTGAGATGAGCGATAAAAATACACCTATTTCATTATATGGGAAAGGTAAACCACTTACAAGGACTGTAGAATATACGACGGATGATGGTAAAACATATCGTGAGACTTATAGTCTTGATACTGCTAATGGAAATCTAGGTAAATCTTTATTAATAGAAAGGAAAGTTCCTGGTTATGTAATACATCCAGATAATGTAATGCCAGGTTACGTAGAGGTAAAAAATAAAGAAGAATTGGCAAAAATACAAGTGGATAGTGCAAGAATGAATAATTATGGTGGAGCACTAACTGATTTATACACAGATGGTGGTGAAGAAGCACTTGATGCCTCTGGACTTCTTGATTTAGCAAAAGGTGATAAATCATGGAAAAATATACCACTACCTGTAGTAACTGAAACTGAAGCGATAGATAAAGATGAAAATGTAGATAACGTAGACACTAAAATCACCCCCAATCAAATATTTGGTAATTATAATACTATATTCAAGAAACATCTCAAATATCCAGTTGATATGTACATAGGTAGTGAAGGAGATGATGATAGAGAAGGTTCTCAGGATTATATGTTTGTAGAGCAGTTTTCATATAAACCACCCCAAGCACAATTAGATGGTAAGCAACCTTCACTTGGAGTAATTTTAGAACAAGGAGTAGCAAGAAGAACTAATCTTGGTGAATATATGGGTAGTTGCATATTACCTATACCAAATAGACTTGGAGTCAGTCAAGGTGTGAACTGGGGTGAGGGTAGAGCAAATGCAGTAGAACTTGGAGCATTTCAACAAGTTAGTGATGGCACTAAAAAACTATTGAAAGATGGTCCTATAAAAGGTGCTGGTGGTAAACTCCTAAATTTATTGAGAGATGGAAAAACCACAGTAGAAGAGACATTCAACACAGTTGCAAATCAAATGACAAATCAAGATGGCACCGCAAATGCAGGTGCTGTGATAAATGCTGTTATTGCAAGATCATTATTAGGAAGAGTTGGTATAAACGTTGATGTTGAACAATTTGTGACAAGAGAAACAGGTGCTGCAATAAATCCCAACTTAGAACTTTTATTTGGAGGACCTCAACTAAGAACATTCTCATTTGTATATAATTTTGCCCCAAATGATTCTAACGAAGCAAAAACGGTCAGAATGATACAAAGATGGTTTAGACAGGGTATGTTAGCACAGAAAACCACCAACTTTGGAAATGGTGGGTCATTATTCCTTGGATCACCTAACATTTTTAGAATTTGCTATAAAAATAATAAAAGGAGGATAAAGGGTTTAAATACATTTAAGTTATGTGCCATGACATCATGTGAAATAGATTTTACTCCTGATGGTGTTTATCAGTCATATGAAGATATTCAAGATAACGGATCAGGAGGTGGAGTATCCATGCCTGTTAGATCATCAATGAAAGTGACATACAATGAATTGACTCCAATCTTTGCTAATGATTACAATTTAGATGAAACTACTGTTGATGATCAATCACTAGAGGATCTTGGAATGAATATTCTTGGTGTAAATGACATTACGGAGGATGACTTAGGATTCTAATGAATTATTTCGACTTATTTCCAGATGTAGAATTACCATCTTTCTCTGATAAGAGAAGATCGAGTTATGATTACATCAAACTAAAAAACCTCTTCAAAAGAGGTAAAGTAAGAGATGACATTTTTGGTAATGTATCATCTTTTTCAAGATATATGGTGCTTGACGACGAAAGACCAGATACAGTTGCTAAGAAATTATATGATAATGAGAATCTTGACTGGATTATACTACTATCCAATAATATTATAAATGTACAGAATGAGTGGCCGATGGGGCAATATGAGTTTCAGAGATACCTAGACAATAAGTACTCAAAAGACCAATTAGGTGAAATACATCACTATGAGACAAATGAGGTTCGTAATCAAGCAGGTTCATTATTACTACAGGGAGGATTGACCGTTGATGCCGATTTTACCTTTAAGTACAGTAATTATGATGGAACTCTAGAATCAATTAATAGCGTAAATTCAATATCTTACTTAAAATATGAAATAGACAAAAATGATGCAAAACGTGCAATAAATGTATTGAGGAAAAAGTATATCGGAATCATAATTGATGATATGAGAGAAATTATGACATATACCGATAGTTCACAATTCGTCAATCGTAAATTGAAGAAGGGTGATAACGTCAGGATTGCAGAACCTAGATAAAAAACCATAGGACAAAAAAATACCCCGAAGTTTTTTTCGGGGTTTTTTGAAACAAAAAGTCGATTTCAGTACAGGATTACTCCTCTGCTAATCGTTGGAAGTATGACAGTGCATCATCATCAGTGGTTGCTTTCGCAGTCACTGGTTCTGGTGGTGCAGTTACTATCTCTTCCTCTTCAGTTGCAACCTCTGGTGCTACTGGTGGACGTGATGTGTTCAACACACTATTCAGTCTCTTCTCAAGATCACCATATGATTTGAATTGATCAGCAGCAGTGAATTCCTCTAAAGAATACTGTTTACCCCACAATGCTTCGAGAGCATCGTCATCATCAAGGAGTGCACTTGTAGCAGAGAACTCAGATGAATCGTAGTTACGATACCCTGCAACGTTCTTTGCTTTCAACTTAAAGTTGGCACCCTTCCAGAAATCAAATGGATCAATCGCTTCCTCATCCTCAAACTCAGGTTGCATTGCTGCTGTGAGTTTGTCAAAGATTTTCTTACCGAACTTGTATAAGAATACCTTTCCTTCATTCTCAGGATTGGTAGGATCTTTTACAACATAGATGTTGCTGATGTATGAGAGTTTTCTTTTCTGTTTACGTGCAAGATCTTTGTCTGCATCGTTGCCACTGTTCCATAGCAAACGGTTGTACTCTGATACTGGATCTTTACCACCAAGAGTAGTAAGACAGTTCTCTATGTACCAACCACCAGGTCCTTGGAAAGCATGTGACCATACCTTTGCCCATGGTAGTTCTTCTCCGTCAGGTGCAGGTAGGAAACGGATAACAGCATAACCGTTACCTGCTTTATCGACCTCTAGTTTCCATAGTCGTTCGTCGGCACCGC